ACTACGTCCCGCCTGGCTATGGCTCTGGTCCCGGACCACATTAAATGGCGGGGAGCGGCAACAAGGTCTTTTCGATCACGGACTTCAAGGAGGGCCTTGACGTCCGCAAGACGCCGTTGACTGCGCCCGGTGGCTCGCTGCGCATCCTGGAAAACGCGGTGATCAACAACGGCGGCGAGATCGAGAAGCGCAAAGCCTTCGTGCTGATGACCACGATGCCGGCCGGCTGGATGTATCTGATCGGCCAGGCCGGCAGCCTGCACGCGTTCTGTATCGGCAGCGCCCCTGCGATCCCGGGAGGTTCACTGCCGGTGCCAATCGTGGGGCATTATCTGGAAGATCCGGGGGAAACGATCAACTGGCTTTCGGATGTGCAGGCGTTCGGCACCTCGTTCTATGTCTGCGGCTACGGCGCCACGCGCTGGTATTGCTGGTATAACGATGTGCTGGTGCATGAGGCGGACGGCAGCCTGAGCAGCGGTCAGTATGCCCGCACCTGGAAGTCCAAGATGTATCGGATTGACGGGCAGTATCTGCGTTTTTCCGGCGTGAACAACCCGGCGCAGAACGATCCTGCTTCGGTCACCGAGCCAGGCGCCGGCTTCATCAACCTGGCTCTTAACGACCCGGACGCCGAGAGTTTGGTCGCCATGGAAGTCTATTACAACCAGATGGCGGTGGCCGCGCGGTTGCAGACCCAGCTGTGGACGCTCGATCCCGATCCGAGCAACGACACGCTGGCACAACTGCTACGCACTGGCTGTGCCGCGCCGCGTTCGATGGTCCAGTTCGGCACCGGCGACGTTCTGTTTTTGTCCGACAGCGGTGTGCGCAGCCTGAAGGCGCTCTACGTCAACCTGGCCGCCAGCGTGTCGGACGTCGGTTCGGCGATTGATCCTTTGCTGATCGAGGCGCTTCGCCTGCGCCCTGAATATTTCAGCTGGTCGGACGCCGTGGTGCAGCCAATTCAGGGACGCTACTGGCTGTCGTATGAGAGTACGATCTATGTGCTGTCTTATTTCCCCGCGGGCAGTATTACCGCCTGGTCCACGTTCGACCCCGGTTTTCTGGTGAAGAACTTCGCGTTGGTCAGCAACCGGCTGTTCGTGCATGACAGCAACGGCAATATCTACCTCTACGGCGGCGTCGCGGGCAACGAATATGACAGCACGTCTGTCACCGTCCGCACGCCGCACATGAGCGCCGACAGCCCGACCGAGAACAAGCGGATCAAGAGCATGGACGTGATGTGCCAGGGCCAGTGGTCGATCAGCATCGGCATGCTGCCCAACAACACTGAAGCGTTCGAGCTGTGCGCCACGGTGCAGGACAACACTTACGGGCTGATGAGCATACCCTTTGCCGGCTACGGCACGCATTTCGGGCTGCACATGACGCACCAGGCGCCGGGGCCGGCGACCCTTTCGGCGGTGCATCTGAACCTGCAGGAAGGGGTCACCAAGTGAGCGTCACGATCCTCGGACCCGAGCAGGATCACATGATCCGCATGCACGCGGCCACGCGCGAGGGCATCACCTATATCGTGCGCAACCTGCGCGACCGTGACCGGCGTGAGATCTTCGCGCTGCGCTGGGACGACGACGAGGACGCGCTGATCGACAACGTGACCCACAATGCGGGACCGTTGTGGCGGGTGTGGTCCTGGGACAGCGAGCCGGTCGCGGTCAGCGGCGTGGTCCCGGTGCGCCCCGGCGTGGTGATCTGCGGTGCGTTCGGCACCGACAACTACCGCAAGGCACTGCGCCCGATCGTGCATTGGGCGCGCAATTTCATCATTCCCGCGCTGCAGCGATCGAACTACCACCGCGCGGAAGCCTACGCGCTGGCGACGAACACCGATGGCCGGGCGTTCATCGAGTTGATCGGCGGCGAGGTCGAGGCCCTGCTGCAGGGCTACGGCCGCAATCGCGAGGACTTCCTGCTCTACACCTGGGATCTGACCCAGCCCACTGGCCGGAGGGTAAGGCATTGTGCATAGGCGGCGGTGGCGGCGGCGGCAGTGCCAGCACGCCCAAGCAGTTCATGTTCAACAACAGCACGGGTCAGTGGATAACGACTGATGCGGGCGTGCCGCAGGAGTATGTCGATCGGGGCGCCACCACGACGGCGGCCTATCAGACCATGGCCAGCCAGGATCTGAGCGACAAGCAGATCGCGGCGCAGCAGAAGATCGCCGATCAGCAGCAGGCGTTCAACCAGCAGCAGGCGGATCAGCAAAAGGCCCAATACGACCAGCAGATCAAGCAGGCCCAGGACCAGGCCACCCGGCAGAGCGCGTACGATACCGGGCGCGCCACCCTGCTGGGCGAGGGCACCAAACAGATTAACGACGCGTTCAGCAAGTTCAGCCCGGATTACTTCAACCAGTACGCCAAGGATTATATGTCCAAGGCGCAGGACGACATTACCTATCAGCGCAATATCGCCGAGAAGAACCTGGGGTTTCAACTGGCGCGGCAGGGTATTTCCTCCAGCCAGGCCGGGGTCAACCAGCAGGGCCTGATCGATGAAAGCGCCGGCCGCGCCACCGCGCTGCAGACCGCCAACGCCCAGGGCGCCGAGAACACGCTGAAGGGCAACGTCGCTGCCGCCAAGCAGAACCTGCTGGGCCAGGTTACCGCCTCGGAGAGCATCGGTTCGCCGATCGCCGGGTCATCCGAACAGGCCGTCAACGCGGCGCTGAACACCCAACGGTCGGCGATCTCGGGCGTCACCAGCCACGCCGGCGATGTCACGTCATCGCTGCAGGGCGTGCCCACGGTGTCGCCGTTGTCCAACATCTTCGCCAACGTGCTGGGCAGCGCCGGGAGCTATCTGGGCGGGCTGCAGAACAATATCGCGCTGGGGGCTTACCAGCGGAACGCGGGGGGTGGTGGTGGTCTCGGCGGGACCAACCCAAACAAAGGCAGCACAGGATGAAGGGGCCAAGCCATGTGTGAGCCGATTTCAGTAGGCACCGCCATTAGCCTGGGTGCAGCGGCTCTCGGCGCGGGCGCATCGGTCTATGGTGCGGTGCAGTCGTCCAACGCCCAGAAGCAGGCGGCCAACGCGATCAGTCAGCAAAACCTGGCCACCTCGCAGGCGCAGCAGCAGGCGTTCAACCAGCGCATGCAAGCCAGTCTGGCGCAGACCGCCGGCCAGACCGCGGCGATGGAGCAGACCTTCCAGGACCAGCAGGCTGCCGCCCGGCAGACCGGCCAGGCCCAGATGGGGGCGCTGAAATCCTACCAGGACGTGCTGGACACTGAGAACACCCAGGCGGACCGGCTGCGCCAGACCGGGGACAAGGCGGCGCAGGATCTGTTGCAGCGGACCAATGCGCAGGCCCTGGCGACGAGCGAGCAGCAGCGGCGGGACCAGGCGGCGAGCCTGCTGGCGGCCAACATGCCGGCCGCTCCGGCTGGTCCCGAAGCGACTGACCCGTCCGGTGGGACCAATGCGGTGGCCAACGACGCGGTCAGTCGGGCCGCCTCGGCCCGACGCACCGCCGAAGCCGCCACCAACATCCGGGACTATGGCGCCAAGATTGGCAAACTTAGCGCCTATGACGCGCCCGTCCAGGACGTCAACCTGGCGATTGCGGACAACAAGACTGGCATCATGCCGGCGCAGACCGCGGAATACCTGCTGCGGACCGGCAGCAACACCCGTCTGCTGCCCTCCCAGGTGGCCTACCAAGCCGCCACGGGCGAGGGGCAGACCCAGCTGGACCTGATCGCCTCCCGCGGCCAGAACGCCCTGGATGCCGCCGGGTTGAGCTACGGCAACGCCATCGACATCGCCAACCTGGGGCAGAGCGACGCCAACACCCTGGCGGCGAACAAGGCGGCGCAGGAAAAGCAGGATGCCGCCTACCGGCAGAGCCTGGGCGGCATCGTCTCGGGGATCGGCAACCTGGGTCTCTACGGTGCGGGCTATTTCGGGGGCTACGGCAAGGGCCTGCTGCCAGGGGGCGCCTGACGTGCCGACCGTGGCCGACAACAAGGTGATCTAACATGCCCACATCCACCAGCGGCGGTCCCTCGATCAACACCGGCAATGCGGCGTGGGACCAGGGCCTCGGGTCGATCTTCGGCGGTCTGTTTCCGGACCCGTCGCGGGTCGCCCAGGCGGGCTATTATGGCGCCGAGCAGCGATACAAGCAGCTGCAGTCCTCTCAGGTCCGCAACCAGATGGCGCACCAGCAGGGACTGGACCAGGCGGCAACGACCCTGACGCAGCCGGTGACGAGCTACGCGCCGTCGCCGGAAGGCCCGAACATGCCGCCCATCATGCAGCCGCCGGGGTCCTATGTGCCCGCGCAAGCACCGCCAGCTGCGGCACCGCCGTCTCTCGGCACGACGGTCGCGGCAGGTGCAGGTGGCGGTGGTCCCGCGCCCGCGCCGGCACCCGCGGCACCCCCCGCGGCACCCGCCCCGATCGTGGCGGGTCAGGTCGGGGCCAACATGGCCCCCGGGGGTCTGAGCAGCCTGTTCGCCCAGGGCGGCGGCGCGGTGGCTCCCGCAGGCGGCGGCACCATGCGGTTGGACCAGGGCACGCCGCCGCCTACGTCTTCACCGGCTCCGGGCGCGGGTGCGCCCCCGGCGTCCAACGCCACCGCATCGGACGGCAGCGTGCCGAACAACGACACGACCTCCGGCATCTTCCACCCGGGCAGCATTACGCCTCCGGGTGGCGGCCGTAAGACCTCTGGTCCCGCCAACGCCGATGGCTCGCCGGCCAAGCCGATGATCACGGCGGCGCAGTATGTGGCGCTGGCTGTCGGTGCGGGTCATGAGGCCAACCAGGCCCTGCTGGAATGGCGGTCCATGATCAGCAGTGCCTATGACACCGGCAGGATCGACGAGAACACCTACCATCACATGATGGGCGCGGCCGAGCCATCGATCATCAATCAGGACACTGCCAGCCGGACCCAGATCACCACCACCGGGATGACCAACGCGACTGAGCTGAAAAAGCAGGGCATGGTCACCGGCGAGAACGCACGGCAGTTCAACGAGGCGATCGTCCAGACGGTCAACCCGGCTGACCCGAACGGACCGCCTATTCCGGTGCGGCGGATGGATCTGAAACCTGGGATGCAGGAGTGGAACCAGGGTATTGCCACGCAGCGCGGTGGCCCGGTTGTGGTGAACGGCCCGAATGGTCCCGTCAACACGACGTTGTCCGCGGCAGTCACGCCAGGACCCAATCAGCCAACGTCTTACCAGTCGGGGACTGCGGACATCAAAGAAACCCACGGCGGTGCTTATGGCACGTTTGTTGATCCGCAAGATCCTGACCCGACCCACGCCAGGACCATGAGGACTGACGACGCGGCGGCGAAGGGTTGGATACCCTACGGCACGATGGCGCCGAAGACGCCGATGACGGCCAACGAGAGCTTCCAGCAGAACGCCCAGCAGCATGGCATCGATCAGGAGATCTACCCGCAGCCGCAAAAAGGCAGTCTGACCAGTCCGGGCTATGTCACCGCCCCGGTGGTGTTCTCTCCCGCGGCGCAAGCCAAGATCCAGGCATTGCAGACACGGTTCATGACAGCGGCTCGTGGCGATCCGGGCGCCGCGCATCGCATGGCGGTGCAGGCTCTCCAGCAGAGCGGCGATCTGCCGTCAGCCACCCAGGTTGACGCACTACGGAACGCAGGCGGTGTCGTCTCAACGGCCGGGGGCAGGGTGACCGATCCACGGTTGTCTGTGTCACCCAGCTATGACGGCAAGGGCACCACAACCCCGCATCTCTGGGTGGGTCTCAAGGGCGAGGGCAACCCGAACGACCCGGGGGCGCCCACCGCGTTCAACCTGGAGCCAGGGCCGCGGGTCGGGTCGCAAACCGCGCCGGGACCACAAGCCCCGTCTCAGGGCGCGCCGGTTGCGAACCAACCAGCGCCAGGACCGGCTTATCGCTCGACGAGCGAGATCTTTGGCAGCGGCGGTGGACCGCCTGCGCCCGGGACCCCGCCAGGGCCAGCGCCTGTTCCGTTCTTCCAGCGGTTCCTGGGCCAACCTGCCGCCAGTGGTCCCACGCCGCTGACCACGCAGCAGATGTATGGCGGGGTGTCGCCCACGCCTGCTGCTCCGGCAGCAGCGGCGCCCCCGGGTGCGATCGGTCGTGCTGCGCCGGGGGCCGCGGACGGGAGTATTCAATACGACACGGCTGGGCGACCGGCGGGCATCGTGCGTGGCGGCCTGGTGTATCCAATGCCGGCCATGGCCGCGGGGGGAGGGGGTTGACGCATGGCGTTCCAGTCCCTCGCCGATCTGGTCAAGCACTTCGAGA